GTGGGCTTCTGCGATGCCGTAGGCGGTGACGGTGCAGACCATTGCTGGTGTTCCTGCGCTGGTTAGGCGTGTGGTGCCTGTGTACTCAATGAGTCCTAGCCGGCGTAGGTCGCTGCATCGTTTCCAGTATCCAGTTCCGATGGATGCCATGCCTGTGCGTATGCCTGCTTCTTCGTCGGTCATGCCGATTTGGCTGTCGGCGTAGCACAAAAGCAATTTGGCTAGTTGGCCTGTTCTGCGGATCATGACGTGCTTTGCGCCGTCACGGCTGGTGGTTGGGTCGCTGCTACGGAATAGCGGCAAATCTTCGAATGTCATGTCGGGTTCCTTTCGTGCCAGTTGGTTGGCTTTGTGAGTATTACCGATTGCAAACAACATTGCAAGCATTTGCGATTGTGCCCCACCGACATGGAAAGAAAGGCTAGAAACCTTGCCGGTGGGGCTGCGCTGCGCTGTCCTAACGCGCGCGATTTATTTGGTGGGCTTTGGTAGTGCGCGCCAAGCTGCTTCTAGGGCCACGTCATCTTCAGCGTGGCCACCGTTTGTTTTGCTTGCAAGTTCAACATGGATCCAGCGTCCGTTTTTTGAACCGCCGTTGTCGGTGTCGGTCCATTTTTTCCAGCCTGGTTTGCCATTACGTGAGCAACGCCAGCCTTGCCAGGTGCCGTTGATTAGGCCGCCGTAGTCGTGTACTTCTTCGATGCCTAGTTCTTTGTAGTACTTGACAAACCACAGCATTGCTTCGACAGCATCAGCGTGGCCTTGTGGGGTGTCTTTGAATCCGATGTCGGCTGCACGGCCTGTGGCGTGTACAGACATACCCTTGCCATTACGCATGGGGCGTACCACTAGGGTGCCAAGGTTTTTCATGCCCCAACGGCGTCCGCACAGCTCGACAAAGCGTTCGGTGCCTTTCATGCGCTGATCAGCAGTTTTGTCATAGCCGGTGTATTTCATGCGCGTAATGGTTTCATAATTCGTAGGTTTTCAGTTCCAGAACCAGTGACGGCCCATAGTTCTTCCCCTGCTGGTATTTCAAGCATTAGTGGCACGGCGTTTTTTTCGGTCAGTAAGCCATTGCTGCTGGTGACATCCGACCCGCCTACATAAACGGTTCCTGCACCGATTACGTGAAGGTAAATGCTGCGCCACGATTGCGACGATGCAACTACCAATGCGGCGGTTGTAGTCACGGTAACTGTATTGCTAATCATGGGGCTGGTGGGTCCTTTGGTTTGTCTTTGAGGCCGTTGCCTGCCAGGACGCCAATAAGGCCGCCGGCAAGGGTCATCAGCATTGGCGATAGTACTGCCCAGGCTTCGGCATCATTGGGTGCCTGGTCAAGTGGTTGGGTCACGAATAGCAAGCCGTAGATGAGTGAGGCGATGGCCATAACGAATGAGGCTGTGAGGCCGACAGCGACAAACAAGATGATGCGTGCTTTGATTTCTTCGTTGGTCATTCTTTCTTTACGCACAACGTCCACCCCCTATTTGTACTTGTGTTCCAATAGTTTCAGGTGCTTTGTTTTTGATGCGTTCGCAGTTCACGCGTGTTCGATCAGAACAAGCTGCAAGCGTTACTGCAAACAAACTAATCAGGGCTAGGCGTTTCATTTGGCCTCACAAGTGGTGCTGGTGGGTCTTGGTCGTGTTCCCACAAAATCAAAGTGGTATCTAAAAGGGTCCATCCATCTACAAATCCAGCGGCATAAAGCATCTCTATTATTTGCAAATGTGTCATGCGCTTACCTCATAAAGAGTCAATGTCGAATTGGCGTTCACGCCGTTTGCATCGCCATTCAAACCAACTGTGTTATCAAATGTTCCTGAATACCGGCCATAAAGTACGTTGTATGTTTGCGTTGCAACAGACGCGGGGCCATGTATCACTTCCATATTGTTGGTGCCAAACAAATCGGTGTTGCCTGTTGCATTTGATGACCATCTAATTTTATGAATAGTTGTTGTAGATCCTGATCCAACAGACAATCCATACAAACCAATTTTATTTGTATTTGTGCCAGCCGTCAGCCATGTTGCCAGGTTGGCCACAATCAATATTTTGCTTGATGTTGATTGTGGCGTAATGCTCAAACTCAAAGTCGATAATTGCGGGTAATTGCCTGTTGTTGTCAAACTGCCACTGCTTGTACTTGACACAACTTGCAAAATACGAAACGCACCACGCAAATTGTTCATTGCGGCAGATGTCAAAACTTCACTTGTGAACGATGCTGGAAGATTGGTTGGTGTTGCCATGGTTATTGAGCGTACAGCAATACGTCGGGGCCATTGAGTAATGACGCGTCCAGACGAAACACAGCTGCATAGATATTGGATCCTTTGAACCGGCATTCCCAACGCCCAGGCTCAATACGGTGACTGACCGATTGCATCAAAAGTGTGTAGGTGGTGGCGTTGCCGACCTTGGGTGCGACGGCAAGTGAGTACCGTTCGTACAATTCCATATCGAGGATGTTTGCCCAGGTGGTTGAATTGTTTGCAGGGTTGACGCGATGTTCAGAAAGTTTTGGTCTTGGGTATTGACCTAGCCCGACTTTCATGTTTGCAAGCGCAATTGCTTCATCGTAGGTAGATAGTTGAGTAGTAAAGGGTTGTTGTTTTTGGCCGTAAGCAGTAACGCTTGCCGCATTGGTAATTGAATCTACGTTGTTATTTGTCCAGGTGATTGCCACATCGTTTGCCATTTCGTCTGCATCTAAGGAAATGTTGATCGACGTATCAAATCCAGTGTCTGTGGTTGATGTCAACGGCAGTTGATCCGTGTACCCATATGAAAATTGTTCGTATCGGCTTTTTGTAGTTAGTACCCCTGATTTGCTTACAAAACACAAACCGCCTTCGGTGCGATTGTTTAGTTGCAATTCCGATGTCAAGTTTGGTGAATCGTCTGTGATGCCCAAGGCATAGGCCGTGCTGGTTGCGCTGATGGATTTGAGGCCGGCGGGGAATGCAGTGTTTGCAAGTATGCGTGCGTAACGCGCAGCTGTTGTTTCGTAAAACTGTGCCAGCGATAGGTCGTAGATGGTTTGAATCTCAGCGAGTGTCAAAATCTTGTTATATAGCGAAACAGATTGGAATTGTGCGCCAGTCAATGTGACTGCCCTTGTGGGAAACAGTTTCACGCCTGTCTGATTGCTAGGTGCAAACGCACCAGTTGTTTGCGTTCTATCTACACCGTTGATGTAGATTTTTATTGCACCAGTAGATGCCGTGTACGTAATTGTGTAAAAAGCAGGTGTCGATGTGGTTGCATCATCTAAGCAATACGCCCACCCTGTATTTGCTGAATCGTTGTACACCTCAACAAACACATTGCCCTCATTAGGTGTGTTTGGATAGAACGCTAAACTGGAACTCGCCGTGACACTAGCGATACTCAATACTGCTTCTGTGTTAGATGAGTTAGAAAATGCACCAAAAAATGCGATAGTGGCATCACCAGTTGCCGGTGTATTCCCTGTGTTGTATTTGACATAAACCGAGTTTGTCAAGTCTGCGCTGACCGATTGCAAACCAAACTCCAACTGTCCACTAGACGTAAGTGGTCTAAAACCAGCAACTGTTGTTTGCGATAAAGGTTCCAATGCGCTGCCGTAATCAGCGATAGTGGGCGAGTTGTTACGGTCGTTGCATTTGTAGAAATGCACAGGGCTTTTGCTCAATATGTAATCTGCGGACCAGTCTGCCGGTAGCTGATCCTGGGCCAACAGACCTAATGCGTCGTAGCAAGAAAGAGTGACGGTTGACGTTGCGCCGGCGTTGTCGTATTGGACTGGCCATCCGCTGATGTATCCGCGAAAAACGTCATATTCGGTTGCGCTGATTGTGCCGGTGATTTTGATTTGCATTCGGGGGATTAGTTGGCCGTAGTAGGTGCCGGCGGTGTAGGCGGGGTCCCATATGCGGGTGTTGTTGTTGAGGGTGATGCTTGCAGTGCCTGCTTGGGTGTCTTGCCAGTCGTTGTCGCGGCCGCGGTAGGTGTCGGCTGAGATGACATAAGAAGTGATTTCTGTCCATGTTGGCGATGCCAGGTAGGGGCTTTGGTTGATTGCTAGATAAACCTTTGGTGTTGGTTGTGCCATTATCCGACTTGACTTCCTAGGCGGCTGCCGTATTGGTTCAAGACGCGTTGTACTTCACGGCCGATGGCTACTGGATCACCAACGCCAGTGTTGACCACAATGGATGGCACGCCTACGTCTTTGTAGTTGGATGGGTTTGCAACTGTTGGCGCGCCATTCTGAATGTTCAATGTGCGGTTGACACTGAAATAGTCAAGGTTTGCCATGCTTGCAAATGGGTTGCCAGGCAAAGCAAGGTTTCCAAGTTTGATCAGTAGGTTGCCGGCGTCAATGATTGCGTTGCCCATGAGGATGAAAGCGTTTGCAATTGTTGATGTGAAGTCGAGTACGGCTGCTTTGATGTAGGCAAAGTCTTCTTTGCTGCGTAGCAAACCAAAGACGGCTGTGAGGTTGAGTACAACTAGGCCAAGTGCTGCGGAAAGCGTGGTTAGACCTGCCGCTCCAAGACCAGCTGAAATACTGCCTAAACCACCTATGGCGGTACTAATGGCATTTAGCGTTCCTGCAAGACCAGACAATGCTGCAAGCCCTTTGAATGCCACGCCAAGAGTGGAAACGGCAGCTGCAAAGTCAAGGGTGACACCTGTGGCACCGTCTGCTTCGCGATACCAGTTGAAGACTTCCTTAGTTGTGTTTTTGAGTGTTTGGGCTAGGCCTTTTTCACCGATCGAATCAACAAACTTTTGGATGACAGGCAATATGCGAGTCTGAATGAAAGTGACCATTTTTTCAAAAATAGGCAAAAGGGCGTAGCCGATTGACTCTTTGGTTTCGTTGATAGCCACTTTGAGACGGTCCATACGGCCCTGAAACGTGTCGGCTGCGGTACTAGCACTACCCGCATAGGTTTTGCCCAATGCTTGCAAAATCTCATCAAGACTCTTTTGCTGTTTCACCATGTCTTTGACTTCGGGTGACAGACGCGCCAGCGCGCCCATGTTCCCACCCAGGGCCTTAGAAATACTGTCGGTCACCTGGCTAAGACTTTTTCCACTGCCCTTAGAAATGTCAAGCGATAATGCAAGCAATTTCTGTGCTTTGGTGACGTCCTTAGTACCCCTGACCAACTTGGAAAGCGACGGCCTAAGTTCGTCGTCGGCCACGCCGTTAGCCAAAGACATTTGCAAAATAAAATCTTCAGTAGCTTTGACCTGGGCATCAGTTGCTTTGGTTGTCACTTTCAACTGGCGTGCAAGTAATGCAGCCGATTTCTGATCCTCTGCGGCAGCCATCGCAAAGTTTGCGCCGGCAACGGCCAGGCCACCTAATGCGATGCCAACTGGAATGAAAGCATTTTTGAGTGAAGTGCTGACCTTGGTTCCAGCCTTGCCAATTTCGTCAAATGCCCTTTCGGCTTTCTTGATTCCTTTGTTATCGAAATCAGAAATGATTGGAATATTGATTGCCATTACTGCAACGCTCTCGATCTGTTGATTTTGGCTGCGACGGTGCGCACCAGGTCTTCGATGGCTGCGGTCACCTGTGGCAGGTGGCGGTCAGCTGATGGCCACATGACGCGAGATGGCTGGCCTGCCTCAATGGCAAGATTGGTATTGAACCTGTCGCCTTTGGGATTGCGCCGTACTGATCCAGCGACTTCCACGATGGATGCAGCTGGATTGCGTTGGGTGATTTTGATGACCGATTGGTTTTTCTTGGCCGTGGAAACCCTGACAATGATTCCGCGTTGGGCTGCGCCTTGCGTATAGGGGAACAATTGACGGCCACGTTGCGACCAGTTGCGGGCCATGCCCGACAAATACTTTTCGGGGTAATCGCTTTGTGCGGCATTGACAATTGGTGCTGCAATTTGTTTTGCGTCACGGTCAAATTGTTTGCGCATTTCGGGGTCAATTTGGCGTAAGGCAAGCAACACTTCTTTTGTGCCTGTCACTGTTACGCCTGCGCTAATGCTCACTTTGATTGTTCCTTCAATACCCTGGCGACCGTTTCCAAATCGTCAGTGTCAAATGGTACATCGGGTGGCCACCAATGAACGGCAACCAGTAGTTCTGCTAAGGCTCTGCGGTAGGTACCGCGACCGTAGGGTTTTCGGGGCCTGCGTCTTCGGGTTCGATGTTGATCACCTGGTCTAAGTAATCATCAAAAACAATTGGCACTGTTATGCCGGCACGCTTTGCCGATTCGTACGCCAGGTACGCAAGCCATTCAATGTGGATGTCGCCAGCCAATTGACCAGCACCAATTTTGTATTTGCGTTCAAATGCAACAATGGATGCCATGGTCGTGGTGACCGTGTATGAGCCATCTACGGTTTCAACATTTAGTTTGATTCTCATGTCGGGATTCCTTTTTGGTCGAGATTATGAGGTTGCAGCGGTGTAGGTTCCACCACGGAATGTAATGTCGATAGAACTGATTTCGCCCAAAGTCGCATTCAACACTGGCAGTGTTTCAAGGTACGTGTTGGTCAATGTGAACGCAGGGTTGGTTGCGCTAGTTGCTGACGATGTTGGCTTCACGACCACTGTGGTGGCTGTGCCGACAAGTGTTGCAAGCGTTGCGTAGGTTTCTGATGCGCCGTAGGTCATGTACAGGCTGACGGTCAATTCGTTGTCTTCGATTGTGGCTGAATACACGCGTGCTGTGTTTCCAAAAACTGTGGTGTCCTGGGCCGTATTGGTACGAGTCAAGGTCGCAGCTGTGGCAAAGCCGGTTAGGGCCACACTGTTCACCGTCACGGTTGGGTTTGAAAGATATGTGCTAGTTGCCATTACTGGTTCTCCTCTGTTGGTTCTGTTTTAGCAGATTTTGGGGCTTTGTTGTCGGACTTGATGAAACCACCCCAAATGAGTGCATCAATGTTGATGCCTTCATCTGGCACAAACTCTTCGCCTGGTGTTCCAACAAGTTCGCTAACGATGGTGTATTTGCTCATGATGTTTGCACTTTCATTTTGATAGTGAGATCGTAGGCGGCCAGGTCTTGACCACCGATGGAAAGGCTAATGGGTCGGCCCTCTGTTACTGCGACACCCTTATTGAGTAGCAATGCACAATTTTCAAGCACGTTACGCAAAGCATCAAGATTGGCAGGTCCGATGGTAATAACCCGTACCGGCACATCTAGTTCTGCAATGTTTGCGTTGTATGCAATAAATGATGGCGCATCAATGAAGACGCATGGCGGGTTCACGTTTCTTGGATCAGTGACAACGCGCAAACCAGTGATGGTGCCCAGGCTGGTTGCCAGGTCATCAATGCCTACGTTGAATAGGTCTGTGTAGGCCATTAGGCGACCTGCGGGCGGTTGATGCCAAGCAGCTGCATAATCATTGGCGTGACGCCGTTGGCTGGTGGTACGCCCATACCATCAAAACTTGCTATGGCGTTATAGGCACCGCGCTGTCTGAAATATGCCGCAGCGATCATGATGGTTCCCAAAAGAACGTCACCTGACGGCACAGTTGTTTGCGAGTCAGAAAGATAGCCGGCTTCTAATCTGCGACGATATGCAAAAGCGTTTGCGGCATTTGTAGCTCTTGTGAGCGTGGTTGCATCGTCTGCGCCTGTAAGGGTCAAGCCAAGATAACTTTCCACCATTGCCGTGGTTACCCAGGTGCAGGAAACGGTCCACGTGACTGTTCCTGTGGCCGTGGCAATGCGATTGACATCAGATGCGGTCTTTGCAAACAACACTTGATTGGCGATAGGCACTTGGCCATCAAAAAGCAAATTGCCTTCGGTGTCTGTGCCTGTGTAGAGGTATTGGGGCAAGGCATACACGGTGTATGTGCCATTGAAAGTTGCATCGACAGATGCCACCGTGATGCTTTGCCCAACCTCGATATCGCTATCGGTCAGCAGTGTAAGCACTGCGTAGTTGTCAAGCAGTTGCTTGAATGTGACTGTATAGACCGCCATGGGCTGTCCGCCCTTCGGGTTATGCCTGGGTGATCTTGCGGATCATGCTTGACACAGCCGCAAAGGTTGAGCAGTAAGCATGTACCGAGAACAAGCGCGAGAGCGTTGCAGGCTGATCGACTGACATGATGCCGCGCATGTCTTCGTAATACTCAAAGGCTTTGCTTGCATTTGTGATGATCATGGTCTTTGCAGCGAAGTTCGAGTCAACGACGATTTCCAAACCGAGTGGGTTTGAGCCGGTCCATGTGGTTGCGTTTCCGCCACCCAATGCGTTCTGTCCTTGAAGGCCAGGTGCGCCCAAGTATGGGAACACTGGACGGTTTGAACCGTCAACAAGTTGGCCCATTTGGCCCCAAACATCTGGTGACACGAAAATTGTGTCAGGGAAGAAGTTGGTGCCATTTGATACGTCAACTGCTGCGTCGTAGATGGACTTCATCAAGTCAGTTGTGGTTAGGTCCCACACACCTGATGATGTTGCTGCTGCAAGCAATGCGTCTGCTGCAATGTTGTCGGTTGCGAGCATTAGTTCGCCAACCAGGTCATTCAGGATCAGTTCCATTGCACCAGGCGACGTAAAGTCAACATCCTGTCTTGAGAGGCTGACCTGCCCCGATACGGTGGTTTTGCTGATGGTATTGCTTGCAATGACCATTGTGGTTGCTGACACTGCGTCAAACTCTGCTGCCTGTGCAGCTGCACTTGTGTGCGTTGTAATGGTTGGGCGCACAAATGTCTTTTGTTGTCCGCCGTCTGGATACGCACGTGCGCCAAGACGATTGACAACTGGACGAACAAAGTTGATGTTTTGGACAAGAGGTCCAAGTACAGGCACTGGCAAAAGACCAGGCGTGTTAGTTGTAGCCACATCGCCGGCTGCTGCTTGCAACGCGGTCTGATTCTCTGACTGCCATTCGGCTACGGCTGCATTTACTTTTGCAAACGTGTCGCCACCGATGTGGTATGCGGCCATCCAGTCAGCAGCTGATGGCAAGGCAAACTTGCGCTTTGGCTGTGCAGGAAGTGATGGTGTAGGGATTGCTGCGGCCTCGATGGCTTCTGCTGGTGCTGGTGTTGCTTCCACTTCGGTTGTCTCCTCGACTGGTTCTGTGGTTTCTGGATTTGTGTCGGGATCTGTTTCCGCTGACGCGGCCACATCCGTGATGGTAGCACCACTGAATGCAGGAATGGGGACAAGTGACAATTCAAGCCAGTCGGCTGCGGTGACGGTCATGCGGCCGTCTTTGTCTCTTGTCGCAGAAATGATGTTGACGCCTACGGATACATCCATGACGCCATCGGCTGAAAGCGTCAATGCTTCATCGCCAAGAATGGTGCGACTGATTTTCATGCTTGCAAGCATTCCGTCTGGCGTGTCGATTCGTTCGGTAACAATGCCAACTGGTTTTGATGGATCGTGGTACATGAAGACGCGTGGTGCTTTGCCGTCAATTGGTAATGAGCCTGGCAAAAATTGAACTTCGGTGCCATCGCTAACAGTTGCGTACTGGTTATACGGAACGGCTATGGCGTCAATGCGGCGTTCGCCTGTGCTGTCGCCTTCGGCTGCGGTGACTGTGATTCGGTCAGTTGTAAAACGGATCATGCAAGTTCCTCTTGTGTGTTTTCGGCTGGTTCATTGATGTTGATGTTTGAGTCCATCAGGATTGTTTCACCTAGATAGTCGTGCACGTCAAACTCTACGCAAGTGCCGCGGGGAAGTATGGCATCCGATGACAACGTGCTAGCGATAGTTTCACAAAATATTTTGGTGCCAAACATCCATTGATCCATTCTGGCTTGCTCAGAGGACTGATATGAATACGATCCGGTCGAGACACCCAAAAGGTACGGCGGGATATTCATTAGTCGTGCAATGTCTAGCGCAGAATAGTTTGCAGATTCGATTAGCAACATTTTGTCCGGTGTGGCACTGGTTGGTTCATAGGTCAGAAACTCATTTAGTGCAGCTGTCTGATTCGACGCACGTGCAGCATTGAACGCTGATGCCAGGTCTGCCAGTTCGGATGCGCTCAAAGGTTCGCCACCTGTCTGCTTCAAGATGCCCGACGGAATGGCTGATGCCGCATTGCGCAAACGGCTGGCTTGAATTTCTAACGCTGTTTCAATAGTGCTTGCAGATGAATAGATTGCGCCTTGTACAGGGCTAATAAATTGCACAAGGTTCACAGGGTCAATTTCGCCACCTTGAAAGTACACCATGCTTGACGGTGCAAACCACACTGGACCTGCCTGATCGGTGGTTGTGATTGAGCCTGCCGGCAGGCGTGTGAACGATGCTGGAAAGCCATCTTGGGTTCGGCTGGTGATGTACCAAAAAGCCCTTCCAAAGAAAAGTAAATCATCCAGGGTCCATGCCATAAGCGTTTCATAGGGGATTGCAGGATCGGGTCGGCTCAACCATGATCGTGGGGCTAAAGCAATTTCTTCCATTTCGCCTTCGGCTTCGTTCCATTGTTTGCGATACATCTTCAAGCTCATGGCACTGATAACAGAACAATGCAAATCGCGGGCACGGCTGACGGCTGCAACTTGCATGGCACGATTTCGCGCTTCGCCTTCCTGGTAGGCGTAGTACTGGCCGATCATGCCGACGCCACCGTTGGTCGGTGCGTTGCCACCGTAGGTGCCACCAACGGCTGCTTGTTTTTCAACAGCAGGGCTGATTGCTGCTTTGTTCACTCGATTGAATAATGCCATGAGATGCTTTCGGTAGGTGGTGCCTGCCTGCCCGACACAGACAGACACCTAGCGTGAGTGTACTTACCCTGTGATGACCAGCATGGGTTTTGTTGCTTGCTTTGGTTTGCTAACAAGTGCCACGGCCCACGCCATGCACCGGCACAACTCGATCGGGCCTGGCGATTTCTGCGATGACAGAACAACGCCTTGCGCCGTTTTAGTAATGACCGCACGGCATACATGTTCTGCAAGCATTTTTTCACCGTTGTGGCGCACCTTGCCTTCAAGAATCATTGACCTGACCAGGCTAGAAAAGCGCAACAGTTCGCCGTAGCCAACGGTCTGATATCGGCGTTGAAGATTCATTGGCAGATGGATTTCTAATGTTGGCGTGATGGCCAGCTGCACTTTTTGGTCAGCCATGATGCGTTCGATGTGTTCCCACATTTCATTTTCGGTTTGCACCACAAAGGCAACCTTGACGATGGATTGATTGTCAACGACGGCTGCATGTACACCGACATAGCGCGCATCGTCAACAGATGAGTCAACAGCCAAGATGGACGGCACCCCAATGGGGAAGTCTTCGGTGGTGATATGGGAATCCCATTCGGCCGGCGTGATCCACGCGCCACGTGCAGACACCCAAAGGTTCAAGTGAGCGCGCAAGAATGAATCCTTTTTAGAGACAGACCGTAATGCTTGCAAAGTGATGGTGGTACCCAAGGCAGGGTTTGCCCAACGCCAATATTGTTCGTCTCGATAATCGACGCCTGGTGGCATAGACCATTCAGCAAAATACAACTGTCCACGTTCGCCGGCATCAATGTTGGCAAGTGCCTGTTCGCGTAACTGGATCATTGTCAAACTGGATTCGTCGCCGGCGGTTGATGCCATCCAAAGAAGTGGTGAGCGTCTAGCGATTTGCGATGGTCGCAAGGCGTCATCGATAACGGCTGAATCGATGTCCCAAAGTTCGTCAACAACGATCAGGTCGTGTGATCCACCGTGCAGGTTTTTTGTGGCTGCCCTGATAAGCCATTCTGATTTGCCTACCGTCACAGATTTACGGCCAACGGCGGCCATTTGTTTGCCACCAAATTGTTCGACAAGTACGTGTGCAAGTTGGGCAAAGATTGCTTCGGCACGGTCAAGTTTGTTTGCAACTGAAAGCACTGATTGTGGTTCGCCACGCAGCTGCGCATAGTCAGTCATCCACCAACCAATTAGCGCAACCAGGGCAACAGACTTACCTTGTTGACGCGCTGTTGTAGTCAACGCTTCGCGAAACGTCAAAGAGTAAGGGTCGCCGGCATCGTCGCAAGTCAAAGCACCATTGATGGCGTGAACCTGCCACGGCATGAGATCAACAGACATGTGTCGCTTTGCCCAGGCCTGCACAAGTGGCCCAAATGATTGCCCCCCAACACCGATCGTTTCTAGTCGGGGTTGCTCACGGCCAATGTTTGCATCGCCTAAGTCGATCAGGTTGGTTTCGGCCGGTTCAGGCTGGTTCTCAAGAGATAAGGGAAAGGA